ATACCCATAATATCCTGACATGAATTCTTCTTCCTCCTTTTTCTTGGCCAACCATTCCAATCTGCGATCAAGCCGGGCCCTTTGATCCCGGGTCTTCTTAGCCCCTATTGGACTATTGATCTGAGACTGTAGGGTTCTGATCTGAGACTCCAGTTGTCTTACGTTTAAGACGCACTGCTGATGTAATTCAGCATACAGATCAGTCTCACTTCGGATTCGATCCAACTTCTGTATGGCCGCCCTTCTTTGAGCTAGGATCCTGACTCGATCGAAATCTGGTTCCTTTGATCTGAATATTTTAAATAGGTTAATCATTCTAGGGGTTCTATATGTTCTTCAATTTCTCGATACAATTCGTCTAATAAGGAGATCTGTGCGGTTAACAATTCAATGGTCTCACTGGAGGAGAGGACTCCGATTGCTGCCGTTAGTTCCTGACTCAAGAGCTCGCTCTTTTCTGAAATCAGATCCTTGATCATCTTTACTTTTTCCTGCTCTTTCATTTTAAGATTCTCTTTACTGCTGTAATTCTACTTAAGCTGTCCCGTTCCAGAGAAACTCTGCCATTGACGTAGGAAGCATGCCAGTCACAATCCCAATAGACCGGGTAGCCTCCAACCAGGGTATCTGGTATTTCAGCTGGTCGATCGCATCGATAATTGAAAGCGACCCGTTGGTCAGATTCAGATTTATTACAACTGACTAGGGCTAATAAGAGGATCAATTTTTTCATAAGTAAATATACTAATTTAATTTGAAACCTGAAACTGATTTAATAATTTTTTATCTTTGCGATGATAACTCGATTAGGGCTGATCTCGTCCTCCATTTGGATCGCCAGCTCGCTCTGTATTCGGGCTAGGGCTTGACGATATCCAGTCTTGGGTCGGGCAATCTCTCCCATGCTTAAGGCCAAGTCATATGCCCGTTTAAAATTAAGGGTTGATATCATGGAGGATCGGATGGCAGGTCCCAGATCATCGGGCTCCGTAGTCACTCCCTCCAGGATTATTAAATAGATCTCTCTACTTTCCATTGGCCTCCAGTATCGTCTTTAGGGTCTGCTGAATGATGAGCCCTCCGATACGTTCGCCATTGAGATCGATAATAAGATCTTCTAAGACTCCAGCTCCGCGCTTCACCTGATTCAGATACTCGTCAGAGATATGAGAGAGCCCTTCTCTGTTAGACTCGATCAGGCTGGCATATACCTGAGTTGCTTGATACATCTGTGCAATTCCTTTGCCGTCTAGATTCTCGATCGCTGGGTGCATTAGGAAGAGAGGGAGGCCAATGGTTAAGGCCTCTTCCCCTGTGAATACTACTACTTCTTCTACTCTTCTCATGATTTCATCTTGGATTTAGCGGTATTTAAGATCTGACAAACTCGGATGTGGGTTAGTCCTACTTCACCTGCAATCTCTTTAGCAGGCACTGCCTCTTCACGACCGATACCATAGAACATCTCCACGATCATGCGCTCACGAGGATCCAGCTTGGAGAGGGCTGACGCCACCGTTACATTTAAGAACTCGAACTCGATTTGCTCCTCCACTTCAGGGACTACGGAGATGAATCGGTCGCTCTTACGATCTTTGGAATCTTCAAAGGCCAGATTATCCAACTTAACACTTGAGATGTCCTCCACCTCTTCACCTTTCTTCAAGGCCAAGTATCTTTTATACTCTTGATTCACCGGGATGCGGACTGGTCGGCCACACTGATCGATCAGGGCATTCATGTACTTAAGCACACGAGTGGCGGCAAAGGAGGCGAATCTGACTTTAGACTCTGGTAGGAATCGACGGGCTGCATCCATCAGACCCATGTTACCCTCCTGTATGAGGTCGTCTACACCGATGCCACGGTTAGCATTCTTGTTGGCAATTGTAACTACAATCTTTAGATTGTGATTGATCAGCTTTTCAAAGGCTCGACGGCTGCCGGCCTGGATCTGGGCTGCCAATTCCAATTCTTCTTCCTTGCTCAAGGGATTGAAGTCTTTTACTGATTTAAAATAGAGCACTAGGCTTTCTGACTTTTCGAAATTCATACGGGTTATTTTTAGAGGTTAAAATTTACTTACTGATCTTTTAAGGGTTCTTCATCGCACTTGTTGATGATTCCCTGTAGGGCCTTACTAACACAACGTGAACAGGTAACCTTGTCAGCGTTGATGTCTACTTTCTCAACTATCTCTCCGCAAATCTTGCAGGCTAGTTGTTTAAAGGTCTTGGATTTAGGTGTCGCCATATCTTTAATATTATATAGTAAATATAGCAAATAGTTTCAACCCGGTAAAATCTTTTGTAAACTTTTTTCTACTTCTTTTGGAGCGAGCCTCCTAGTCAAATTTAATTACTCGACTCTTCGAAGCTTCTGATACTTTTCCCGTATACCTTGGGCCTTCGCATTTAAGATATAGATCCGGTCTCTCGTCTGGAGAGGGCATGCCTGCTGAATAGGTAGGATGATCGGGTATTTTTAATTGCTCAGCGGTCGGAGCGAGAGGTTCAGACCTTTTTCGATATTGGACCATCGTATTGTGTTTAGACTGGTCAATTGATTGCAAAACTAAAAATAGGCAAGTTGCTGAAACTGATAATCCGATCCCGATTAAGAATCCGATCATATACTTCTTATTAAAATAAATCATGGTTTAGATTTTAGGTATTCTAATAATACCACAATCTTGGAACAGGTTTCAAATTCTTCTAGGTTCTCAAAATACCGGAGGCACTGGTCTCCATTCTCAAGTAGGGAATCCCGGTCCATGCTGAATACCAGATCTACCAGGATAAAACAAGGAACTGAGTCCACCCCTTTCTCTTTCATCTGGACCATCGCATTAAGGATGGCATCGAACACCTTTCGCTCTGACTTTTTACGCAGGGAATCAGGATCCATGGTATCGAACCTGGGAATTCTGAATTCCAAGCCGGTGTCCTCATCCTTGTAGTCTATCCATTCCATTAGTCGAATAGTATTTCTGCCCTTTGGGTTTTAAAATCCAGGCTCACCGACGATGGCTTAAACTTTAGATCTCCAAAATGAAGTTTAACATCCAACTCCCACTTTGAATTAGGTCGAATCAGGATCGGGTAGTCTACGGAGTCACTCGACGACCAGTCATTGGTATCGTATATGTCGAATTGAAGGATCCCCTCAATCCTTTGAATCGTAGGTTCAATTCTATCCACTCCGCTTGGTCCCTGCGTCAGGGTCGCTCTCCAATGAATCTGAATGTCGGCCTCATGATAGCTGATCTCCTGGTCGATAATCCCAATCTCCTGTAAGATTGCAAGTTCTGACCCTTTGATATTGGTAAGATCGATCGAATCTTCCCCTTTGACATCGACATCAATGTAGGCAAGTTTAGTGATATACGGTCCAAGTTCTATGTTGTGATCCATGTTGGTTGTTTCTTTTATTTATCACTTGGTTGAATGATAGAGACGTGCTGCCTTCTCCAGGTCTCCACCCGAAACCAGGATCGCTCCCAGCTCGATATCAAAGTTCTCCTTAAAGAATTTAAGATTACCGGGAGACTCTTTTACCAAGGGAATACAGCCTTCTAAGGACTTCATTCGCTCGGGAATGGCCAGACGTTTCAATTGTTTTCTTACTCGATCGTAGGCCCCCATCCTGAGAAGCCCTTGGATTTCACGTGTGCTCATTAGTTCCTAGAGATTAGTTCGTTATCAATGTCTCGCATATAGTCCCATGCCCAAGCCCGAGTGACTACGTCGATCGATCTGGACCGGGTCATCTTCTTAAATGCCCGCTTCTGTAATTGCAGGTATTCGTTGCTCCAATCCATCAAGGGACTGAGGTCCCTGGCTACCTGTGCCAGTCCTTCTACTTTTTCTCTATCCATTTTTTCTTGTTTTTAATTATAGGTAAATATACCGAAAAAATCTGATACTTGAAAATCCAGGATCATAAAAATCCCAGATCTGAAAAGCTGCTGTACCCATCTTCAGTCAATATGATGTGATCGAACATCTGAATATCAAACAGGGCAAGTCCTTTCTTGATTCGCTCGGTTATTGCATGGTCCTGAGTAGAAGGAGTTGTGTTTCCTGAGGGATGATTATGGGCCATGATCACCGCCTTTGCCAGGGAATCAATCGCGTACTTGGCCACCAGTATTGGATCAACCACTGTGCCTGTGATTCCACCCTGTGAGATCTTCACGTATCCAATTGTGGAATTGCTCTGATCCATCAGCAAGAGAAAGAAGGACTCAAAGATTCCAATATCATCAGAATAGAACTGACGTATGAAGGTCTGTGCCTCGTCTGAACTGTGGATCTTTACCCGTTTAAAATCGGTGTCCAACTTTTTTAGCTCGTATTTTTTAATTGTATCTGTCATAGGTAATTATACAAATAGGATTTGACATAGGAAAATCCGGGCTACTGCCCGGATAAAGATTTTAAAAGACTCATCTCAGCCTGGCTCAGACTCTCGATGCCGGAATCCTTGATCTTGTCCAGCAATTCGTCTAGGGACCAGCTCACTTCCTCCTTCTGATCCTCCACGAATTGGTCGATGCACTGCAACATGTTACCTAAGCCTGGGATCGAATTGAGAGATGCAGCAACACCTGCGTCTTCCCAATTGAATACCACTACTGGCATCAGATCATCATTAGCATCTGCTACTCGATCAAATAGATTCTTGATCTCAATGGGTGTAAGTGAAGTATAGACCACGGATGCTACTCCAAATCCAAACCCACAACCCATTGCCAGCATTGATCCACCAGTGATCTCTTGCATCACGTCAATATCAGACTTAACAGGTTCGTCTTTTCCAAATCTTAAAATTACAACTGCTTTTTTCATGTTCTTGTTTTTTAAAGGTTATAGAGTAAATATAGGCATTTATCCCCATCCGGTAAAATTTTAGAGAAAATATTTTAAACCTTAGCAAGAGCGAGACCGGATCTTCTGAATTCCAAGAGACTAAAAAAGCCCGCTCTGAGGCGGGCCTTCTTATAACTTAAAACAAGAAATGAATCTCGTGATTCTGTCAGGATTCGAACCTGAGGCCTACTGCTTAGAAGGCAGTTGCTCTATCCAGCTGAGCTACAGAACCTCTCTCTATTATACTCAATTCTCCGATTGGGTTCTTCCCGGTGCCCGCTGAAATAGCTTCCTGGTCCAACGGGCACGGTGGCACTACGGAGTCATTCAGGCAAGCAGGACTCGGCTAAGGATTCAATGTCATCTAATGCACAAGACACGCCGTACTCAATCGCCTTCATGAAGACAGTTCGGGTCTCTTCATCCGTTAAACCGTATTCTCTACACTCTTCAACAAATTCTTGAGGAATCGTAACCTCCATTTTCAATTCTGTTAGTTTCATTTTTTTAGTTTTTAATTATAAGTAAATATACTGATTCTGCTTGATACCTGAAAATCAAATGACTCCTATTTCCGCTAAGGTTTCCCAAGCCCTGATGAGTTCCTTCTCTTCTGGACTGGCGGTCTCCTTACGACTACGGAGTGATTCAGTTGCTTCCTCTTCTATATACTCGTCCCTCATCAATAGAACTAGCAAATCAATCGGGCAATTAGGGTTCTCGGCGACCGCTATGCGTATCCCCCAGTACTCGTCCTTCGAGAGTCGATCTAACAGGTCAGCTGGGCAGTTAGGATTCCAAGCGACCTCTCGGCGTACCTTCGAGTCCGGGTCCTTGGAGAGTCGATCTAAAAGGTCAGCCGGGGAGTTAGGATTCCTGGCGACCGCTAGGCGTACCGCAGTAGACCTGCTATTCGATTGTCTAACTAATTGATCTAATTCTTCTTTAGTCATCTGTTCTAGTTTTTAATTATAAGTAAATATACTGATTCTATTTGATGCCTGAAAATTCAGAAGGATTAAAATGTGCCGCTGCGAGTCATGGCGAATACTAGCTCAAGACCCCATGGCAGCTTATAGACTCTGAACCCGCCGGTTCCCATTGACACCACATCTTGCGGATCCATCTCTGCCTCTACTAGGAGACGCAGTGCCGTTCCCCTCAGGTCCTCCATCGTGGGCACCTCGTCGAACCACTTCCAACCTACTGACTGCATGTGCTGATGCACCTTCTCAAAATCAAACCGGTCCATGATGTTTGTAATAGCTTCTCCTTTTTCTCTAGTCATCTTTTCTAGTTTTTAATTATACAACCTGTCCGCATTTGCAGCACTTCACTAATTGAATTCCGGATACATGTCTCACTGCCACATAGGTCTGAGTATGGTCACACGTGGGTTTGGTTACTGGCTTTTCCATCTTAATCAAATGTAAAGTATTCGTTATCAACTTCAACCTCAATCTCCTTTTCAGAGAACATGTATTCACATTCACTATCACTGTGGTCCATTTCATTCATGAACTCTTGTACGATCAGGTCCATATCGTCCTCCTCAATCTTCTTTGAGATTCGCTCCTGGTCCTCCTTTGATACCTGATAGATATGTATCGTTACAGTGTTGTAATTCATTACTGCCAGGTGGATTGGTCCTTTTAATGTCTTTGCCATTTCTTTTTGTTTTAAAGGTTATAAGTAAATATACTGATTAGGTTTTAAACCTGAAAATCAATAGACTTTATTTTTTTAAATTCTTCCTCGGTCAAGAGCATTACTTGACACCAGCGTTGTTCCCACTCTGCAATATACTCCTCCTTATAGTATTGGATAGCATCCTCCTCGGTCTCTTCTTCTACTTCCTCTAAAAAACAGTCTATGTCGTCTTGAGCTACTTCAAATAATTCAACCTTTATCCCCTCTGGAAGATACTCCTTGGGTCCAACTACAATTGCGATTAATTTCGTTTTCATATTACATTTGTTTTTAATAAGTTATAAGTAAATATACAAATAATACTTGACCTTCGAAAATTTCTGATCAATTTGTTTCGATTCTACTTAGAGCGAGGCAGGATTAAAATTGGTAGACTATGAGGCAGTTGAGCTCGCTCCTACTACGGAGTAATAAAAAACCCTCCGATTGGAGGGTCTGATTATTAATAGGATTCCTATTCAAGATAGGATTCAACCACAAACCAGATCTCGTACCCATTGGCAATTCGATCCTGCCTGCCGTTCTTCGTCCAAAACCAGTCGTGAACAAAGGTTCCCTTTATCTTCTTCACATCCCTAACCACTGGTGTCTCTCCAATATAGGCAAAAAGAATTTCAATTGGCTCCTTGAATTCAAGGACCGCCTCTTCAGTCCATTTGTTTTCTCGAATAATTTTTACCCCATCGTATTCAAGCAAGGTCTTGTCCTTCTTACGAGTCAATCGATTCAGAAAGTGACTGGCTCCTTCCCGGTCTAGGGCATTAGCGTCTCTTGTGTAAGATGCTACTGTTGGATAGGTCCCATCGTCCGTGTCTTGTGAGACTTCGAATAACATGCAGTTATTACCAAAGTCGGTCTTGATTCCCTTGAAAGTTCCCTCTCCGTCTAACACGTCCCAAATGCTGTTTACTGTTTTCATACTTAAACAAATTTAATTTTTAATACTTGTCGAACACTTGTGAAGTCAGCTCCAGTAACCTCAGCGTTACACTCTTGAACCAATCTTTCTAGCTCATCATACGTTTTAACCTTTGCCGCTTTGGCTAGCTTTAATAGTTCTTTGAATCCCTTTGTCATGCGCTTCTTGTTTTTAAATTATAAGTAAATATACCGATTTTATTCTACACCTGAAAATCCTAGCGTAAACTTCTGATAAATTCTCGATCAACCTTGAACCGACCGATCTCTGCAATCTGCACGCCATTAAATCCCATAGAACGTAGGGCTCGCTCAAATGGTAACCATACATTTTCTACTTTCCAATTACCGCCGCCGACTCCTCCGTGATAATCTATCGTACCCCATACGGCAGCAACTGCCTTGGCTCTACGTACTAATTTAACGGGGTCTTTGATGAGCTTAGACTGCTTCTCTGCATTATGAGTGAAGGGTGCACCACTTCCATAGAAACGTGCCTTACCAAATGTAGTGTCCCAGCCAAAATTGATCACTCTTTCATAATCTTTTCTTTGAGGATCGATTAATGTTACGTTTAAATTCATTGTGCCTGTTTTAAATAGATAGGAATCTCTTTGCCTCAGCGATCATCTCTTTAGCTTCATTAGTCACCTCTTTCTTATCGGCATTAGGTAGTTTACGCATCACATAAGCTACTGCATCAGTAACCTTTAATTTTCCAGACTCAGCAATCATTTCTCTAATTTTTGAATTTTCCATAATCGTTATGTTTTTAAGTTATAAGTAAATATAGGCATTTTATTTGGAATACGAAAATCCTGTAGTAATTTATCTTGGAGCGAACACCCAGGTCTAGCATACCTTGTTAAGCTCGCTCCTACTACGGAGTAAAAA